AATGTCAATGTAGAAGGCAGCGCAGCTAAGATACAAGCAGGACTTGAGGCATTTCTAAATACAAAAGATGTCTATCAATCTTGGATGTTAACTCATGTCAATGATGAGATGGCTGAAATGTTCTTCAAGCATAGCATGTGTCGCACACCTAACAAGACTAGCACATTCAAATGGAATGAGCGTCAGCTTGAGCGACTGATGGGCTACTGGTTTGCAGACAAAGCTAAACTAGGCAGCAACAAGTGGGCTTTGTACAACGCATGCACCTACTGGGCTAGTCACACTGATGAGTCCAACTCACCAGCCAACACGCAACGCTTGCGTGACAATCAACTAGCTAAAGTATTCAAGAAACATAACTGGCATTCAGTCTAATCGTTTCGCGTCACCGCCCCCGCCCGATACGAGGGGCGGTGTCGCTCACTGATTCATTAACAAGGAGAACACAATGAAGATAGCATTCATACAACAGATCACTGAAGCCAAGCGCATCATTGATCTACTTAACGAGCGTGCTTATGACGAGCAGTCAGAGTTCGCTACCACAATCAGTCAATGCAAGTGGTCTATAGATAAAGTGTACGACACATACACTGAGGTTCTTAATCGCGATGCAACTGAAGATCACAACTATCGCCCAATCAAGGAGGTAAAATAATGCCATTGATGCAGCAACGTCACTTTGAATATCTCGCAGACAAGGTAGCACCATTGCTGCCTTGGCCTACCTCAATCATAACTATGGCTAATGATCTTGCAGCTACAAATCCACGCTTCAAAAAAGATAAGTTCATTGAACGTGCAACAGCAGCATGGGAAGCAGCCCACCCACCACAGGATTTGAACGATGATATTCCGTACTAATATAACTGGTAGACGCACAGTCGAGGAGTTCCTTGAGTGCAGAGAATGCAACAATCAAATGTTTTCTGACTACGATAGTTGCACTCATTGCAAAAGTGACGACCTCAAATGGATGACACAGTACACAGTTTACAAAGTTGTGTACGCTGAAAATGCAGATGATGCTATCGAAACAGCATTAGATATGATGACTGATTTTGAAACATCAGATGGTAAAATTATCATTGAGTCTGAACGCAAATCAAAAACGCCTATCATAGATACAGGTTTGATGGGCAAACCCGAAGATTTAATATGGATTGATGGAGAACCAACATGAATGATCTTTTTGACAAGCTTGGCTTAGACCAGCCACCATTCCCAGAAACACCAGCATTCAAGCTAGCCCGCAGCCATGACCCAAGTACAAGCCATGAAGCGGCAGAAAAAATTGATGCTACTCGCATGGAACGTAAAGTTTTAGAAGTAATAAAACGATATGGTACAGAAGGTGCTATCTCTGACCAAGTATTGTTTGTGCTAGACTATTATGGGTACAGTACAGTAACAGCCCGATACAAACAGCTAAAAGAAAAAGGTCTTGTAATTGCAGATGGACGCAAACGCAAAGGCAAGAGTGGACGCAATCAGCTAGTGATGTGGGCAAAGGAATTTTACAAGGAGGTAGACAATGCGTAGACTTGGTAGATACAAACGTGAAGAAGACAAGCCACTATCAAGTATTAACTATGGACACAACATAGAAATTGAACGTGATAAAAAAGCTTGGCAGTTAAGCAATGCAATGATTCCCGACAACGCATTTGCTGATGACGTAACAGAAGAAGATGTTGGTCATTACTATCACAGAGAAACGCATGTGGTTGGTGGCTGGTCAAGCTTAGGTGAGTATGAAAAAAGTTCTACAGAATTTTAGGTCATTGACAGTTGTTGCAATGTCGCAGCATATTGTCAGCATGCTTACTTATATGGATCAACTTATAGAACAGTCAGCACATGCCAGCGTCAGGCTAAAGGATGCCTTTGCTTGCGCTGGTGTGCCTGACTCTACATTCTATCGTGCAAAAATGGGCAAAGATTTACGCCACGAAACTGCAAGCAAAGTCAGTGAAGCTATTGAAAAACTTTCAACACTTCAAAGCAGAGACTAAAGTAACTGATACATATGAAGATGTTATCATTCAGTTAGTGTCTCATCGTCACCGACAAAAGTTATCTCAAGAAGAACTTGCTCATAAGATTGGCTGTACTAAATCTTTAATTCACAAATGGGAACAGTACAAACGAGTACCATCTGGTTTCTTGTTTACATGCTGGCTAGATGCTCTTGGTCTTACGCTCAAAGTCCACAAAAAAAAGAATATACGATAGGACAGGCAAGCCTTATCCTTGTGATGCTTGCGCTACATCTACCCCTTGGTTTGTCTGCATTCTAGCTACAGAGAAACCGCCAACCTACTACACTATATGTGTAGATTGTTACGAGGCAGACACATGGCAAGCAAGAGTCGCGCAAAAGGAGACTATCACGAAAGAGTCTTCGTCAAATGGCTACAAAAAATCGGCTTCAAAGCAAAGAGGCAACCACTCAGCGGAGCGTTGGGAGGCGAGTATAGCGGAGACATCATCTGGGAAGTCGGACAAAACGCCTTGGTGGTTGAAGTAAAATATCGCGACAAGTCTAACTTTCCAAACCCATTCACTGTAGTTAGAGATGTGCTATTCTATAAGCGCAGGGAAGGTAAACCTAAAACACTAATCATCTTTGATGGTGATGTCTTTGAAGAAAAGATAGCACCGTTATTGCAGGAGAACTACAATGGCATTCTTACTAATGGCGAGGGCGATCAAGTCAGAGATACCTGACTGCTATGCCAAGTGGCTGATGGTCGTATTGGCAGACCACGCCAACGAAGACACACACCTATGCTGGCCTAGCTTACGCCGCCTGTCTGAACGGACAGCAATGAGTGTAGCTACAGTTACACGCAAGCTACACTGGCTAGAAGACAACGGCTATCTAACTAGAGATCGCGGTCACACTGGCACATCAACACGTTACATCATATTCCCAGAGGGTATTGCAGACAGCAACACCCCTGTTGCAGAGTGCAACACTAACCTATCAGTAACCAGTCAATATAATAAAGCTAAGAAGTCTGGTGTTCCAGATGACTGGTTGCCTAGTGATGACCTTTGCCAATCCATCAACGACAAGCACAAGGTAACTATAGATCATGTCACTGAAACAGATAAGTTCATTAACTACCATCAAGCAACCGGCAAAAAATTCGCATCACTTGACAGAGCATACCGATACTGGTGTGGAAATCACGTTGAGTACACAGCAGCAAGAGGCAGGGGTTCAACGAATGCTGGAGGTAAACAATCCGGCAAGAGTAGACAAGCTGCTTCACACTTCGCTAGAGTCCATAACAGGCTACAGGGTAGTCGAGATCAGTAGGTCTAGCTTCAAAGATGATGCCGTTGATATTATTGTCAGTGGCTATCGTATCGAATGTGACTCGCTTGAAGCTATAGATAAAGCTATCACCACTGTCATGTCAGCCTTGGTTCCAATGCCAAAGCCTATGCTCATTGATGAACTCACGCTGCTGGCTGCGCTGGTGGTGAAGCCAGCAGGTGAGTCATCAGATGACCATGCGATGCGAATACAAGCTATAGCTAATGAGTTGTCAGTCTACCCAGCCGACATAGTTAAGTACGCTATCAAGCAAGTGGCACAGACTACAACATTCTGGCCTGCCTATGCTGAGTTTCACAAGCATATCAGGTGGAGACTAAGACGAAGGGAGTTAATGCTCAATGCTTTAGAAAGAAAGAAGGTTGAACTAACTGCATAGTTGCAGTATAATAATTCAAAAGGAGAACTACTATGAATAGAATTGGATTTCTTGGCGGCTCAGATATGAACCGCATTATGAGAGGCGATTGGATTGCCTTGTGGGAAGAAAAGACAGGCAAAAAGCAGCCTGATAATCTTTCAGACAATTTAGCAGTGCAGTTAGGCACAGCCACAGAACACTTTAACAAAGAATGGTTTAATAAGCAGCTAACAAGTGAAGGCTGTGAGACTATTGCCGCAGGTCACAAAGGCGTAGGTCATGGCCTTACAGCAGAAATGAATTGGGAAGGTGTGCCGCTTAAAGGACAGGTCGATGGTCACATCATGGTAAACAGAAATTTTACTGATGAAATCATTGAGTGCAAACATACATACGAAACAAATAATATGGAAAATTGTTTGAGTATGTACATGCCACAGATGCAGTTTTACATGTGGCTACACCAAGCCAAGGGTTGCTACCTATCTGTAATTTTTGGCAACCGCAAGTGGGCTACTGTTTATGTACAGAAAGATTGGGACTACATCAACAAGATGAAGGTACACATCACCGAGTTTTGGAGGCATGTCACTGAGGACACCCGCCCTTTCGGTGACAACGAAGTGCCTCCTATATCTATAGACAAGATTAAGGTCGATGGCATGACCAAACGTGACGCATCAAGCGACAACGAATTTATCAGCAGATGCCATGACTACATTGAACAAGAGAAATCAGCAAAGCTATTTGAGTCAGCCAAGTCTGACCTCAAGGCTATGGTTGGTGACGATGAGCGAGAAGTATACTGTGATCTTCTAGCCATCAAACGCGATAAGCGCGGATCATTACGCATCACAGTCAAGGAGAACTAAAATGGAACTAAAGAAAATAACCAAAGCACTCATCCAGTTTCACAACACTGGAGCAGCAGCTAAGAAGACTGCAAAAAATCCATTCTTCAAATCAAACTATGCCAGTCTTGAAGAAGTTATTGAGACTGTCAGGGCAGAAGCTGGCAAGTGTGGCCTTACATTCACACAGCTTGTTGACTTTGATGAGCATCACATCTTTGTAACTACAGTTGTTATGCATGAGTCAGGCGAGTCAATGACTGGACGCACACCTGTCCTAGTCAAAGACCCTACTGATCCACAGAAGATGGGCAGCGGTATCACATACGCTAAACGCTATGGCTTACAATCTGCATTCGGATTGCCATCAGAAGATGATGACGGTAACTCAGCCAGCATGCCTAACCCAAAGGTAACAAAAGTTAAAAGCGTTAAGCTAGATGACAGCGGCAGATTGCCAGCAGAGGAGAAGTGGTAATGTTTAATAACAAAAAAGATTTGCAAGACATTCAACGCAGGCTCAATCACATCGAAGCAAACATCAACAAAGTTATATGGATGCTAAGAGAACAGAACAACAAATCAATTGATGAATGTTTTGTAGAACAATTTGAATCTGAAGTAACGCAAGAATACAAACGATTAGGAAGGGAAAGAAAAGCTTACCCTTGGACATTCATAGCTTGTGTAAATGGCAGATACAAAACAGTTGATGAGATATGCAATGAGCTAAAGCTAACAGAAAGTTCAGTGCGTACCTATCTCAAGCATGCCAGAAAAGATGGCATCGAATTTAACACACGCAGATCAGGTAAAAAATTATCTTACAAAGTGAGGAAAATCTAATGAGCGAATATGATAACACTAACCGCGGCGCAGCATTCAAGCCGTTCCCAGAGCAACAGTTTATCCTGCAAGGTAAACTCAACGTCATGGGCGAGGACGGTCAAGTTGCACTCATCATGGCTGAGTCACGAGATGGCAACAAGCGCATCGAAGTATTCCAAAAGGTTGGCGTTCTGTTTCCCAACGACAAGAAGGGTAATGAGAAAGCACCAGACTATAGCGGTCCACTAGACGGACTGCATCAAGACTGGAAGATCGCAGCTTGGAAAGAAATGAAAGGCGACAACGCATACATGTCGCTGAATGTTTCAGAGTACAAGCCAAAGCCAGTAGACGATTACATCCCTGAGTTCGGTGATAACATCAAAGATGAGAATGTCACTAGCAAAATAGAGCCAGAAGATGTACCATTTTAAAGCAGGTTGATTAGTTCTCCGCCTGCTAGTGGGTCAGCCGTTTCCCAAATTGCGGCTGGCCCATTTTAAGTTAGCAGGCCCTTACGATAACCATTCTCTTTATCGTAAGTAAGAACTTCTCTACGATTGCCCTCTGCTTTATAGCTACAGTGTACCCATCCTGTATTACCACCAGTATAACATTCAAGAATAAGCTGATCAAAATCTAGGTTGTTAATAATCCAAGTACACAACTCAAGATTAGATATAGATGGCACCTCAAAGTCAGCAGCTTCACCCTTTGCATGTTGGCTGGACACAGAGCTACCTATAGCAACACAAAGCTCGGCACTGCGATAGCCACTGCTGGGCGTAAAAGGTATGCTGAAGTGGCTTCGCACAGGCTCTAGTACATTCTCACACAAAAGAACCAAAGCCTCTGTCTGAGCTTCTGAGGGCTGATTAGGAAGGTTACGCCGCAAAGCCGTCTGGCTCTTGGTCATTTCTTCTAAGCTAAAATGTTCTGACAGTTTCATTTCTTTATACCTTTCAAGCCACGCAATCCAAAGCTTGCAGCTATTGAAGCATAAACTGCGTACTGAAACCAGTCAGGTGTACCATCCAAAGCCGTAAAGCCACGCTCAACATAAGGCTGAGTAAAAGGAATAAAGCACATAGCAATAATAACAATAAACAATATTGTCCAAGCTTCATCCTTCCAGCTATTATCGCTGGACTTAGCCATAATCTTTTCCCAACCAGCTTCATGAGTAGCAGCCACCTTCATCACTTCTGCCTCTGCTTCAGCTTTAGCTTGAGCAACCTTACCTTTGGCTTTGGTTTGCTCTACCTTGGATTCCATCCAGCTACCAGCTAATGATGCAATCGGCCCAATCAATGCTTGTATCATTTCTTAGCCTCTAACATTAGTTTTATTCTAGCTATTTCAATTTCTAATTCTTGCATCTTTTTAACTGTATCTTGCACAGATTTCGGTG